AGTGGTACTGCCAACATGAGTTCAACTGGTGCAGTAAGTGTAGCAACAACTATTCCAACAAATACAATTACAATTAATGGTCAAGCAGTTGCATTAGGCGGTTCAGCTACGATACCATCTGTATTGCAATCTGGTGGCACATTTACTGGTGAAGTTCACCTTAACGATAATGTTAAATTATCTTTAGGCGGTGCAAGTGGTAGTGGCGATTTACAGATTTACCATGACACTAATAATAGTATTATTGCAGACGAGGGTACTGGTAATCTTAGAATAGAAAATAATGGTAATGGTGTTTATTTAATTAATTCTACTGATGATGTATTTGTTGGTAAGTTTTTAAATGGTGGTGCAGGTTATTTATACCACGATGGAAACCAAAAGTTTGAAACAACTTCTAGTGGAACATCAACAACAGGAAACATAGTTGTTTCAGGTACAGTAGATGGTAGAGATGTTGCAACTGATGGCACAAAACTTGATGGTATTAGTGCAGGTGCAGAGGTTAATGTTCAAGCAAACTGGACAGAGGCATCTAATACGTCTGATGCTTTTATTCAAAACAAACCAAGTCTTTCAACTGTTGCTACATCTGGTTCTTATACTGACTTATCAAACAAACCAACTATTCCAACAAACAATAATACTCTTACGAATGGTGCAGGATATTTAACAGACCTTGTAAATGATACAACACCTCAACTTGGTGGTGCATTAGATGTGAATGGACACTCAATTAGTTTTGGCGATAATGAAAAAGCAAGATTTGGTAATTCTGATGATTTTTCAATTTTTCATGCAGGAAACCAAACAATTTTAGATGACTCTGGTACTGGTAGTGTTGAATTAAGAACTAATGCTTTTACAGTTGCAAAAGTTGGTGGTGCAGAAACCATAGCAACATTTACCCAAGATGGTTCAGTAAATCTGTATTACGATAATACAGATAGAGCAAGAACAACAAGTAGTGGATTTGCAGTAACAGGCGAATTGACTTGTACTGGAAATCTTACAAGTTCAAATAATGTTTCTGCCTATTCTGATATTCGATTAAAAAAAGACATTAAAACAATCGACAATGCTTTAGACAAAGTTTCACAAATGAGAGGTGTCACATTTACTAAAGATGATGCTAAAGGTTCTGGTGTTATCGCACAAGAACTTGAAAAGATTGCACCAGAATTAGTTGTAGATGGTGAGTATAAGTCTGTTGCTTATGGAAATACTGTTGGTTATTTAATTGAGGCAATCAAAGAATTAAAAGCAGAAATTGAAGAATTAAAGAAAGGATAAATCAGCTAAGTAGTTGATTTTATTAGACAAATGGCTCTACAATCAAGTGGCACGATTACTTTAAATGATATAGCAGGTGAATTTGGGGCAGTTAATGGTACACCTCATTCCTTATCAGAATATTACAGGGGTGGTGGTGCAGTACCAGACTCAAGTACAAATAGTAGCATACCGACAAGTGGCACGATTAGATTCAGTAATTTTTATGGTGGTGCAAATGTAACTGTACTTGGTGATATAGGTATTTCCTCTCATACAGACATTAGTAATTCTAATTATAATTGTTCTGGTGGTAAAACAAGTAATGCTATGATGGGTGTATGTGTTGCACATGGTAACACACCTGCTATGGGTAGTTTCTCTGACCAAACTGCTAATGGAGTCACTGTTACTTTTTGGGCAGGTCAATTAAATACTCTTACAGGTATAATACCTGCTATGTGCAGTAGTAATTCTTTTACACCTTTACAAAATTCAATTCTTACTTATCCCAATGGCTCAACAACAATTAATGTAGGTGCAGGACAAGACAGACAAAGTGGTGGTATAATAATCGGGCCTTGTGAACCTAATACAAACAACACAATAAGATATGGTGCTAATGTTGGTGCATTACCCAATGCAAATGGAACTTATGTATTTACAAGATGATTTACAAATATAAAAAAACAACTCATGTTTATCAAACTAAGGCTTGTAAATATATTCAAGATGACAAAGAGGGAGTTGACGATTTAATGATTACTTTTTGGACTCCTTTAAATTTTAAAGCAAGGGAAAGCAATTTTCTTTTAAGAAGAAATCATAAATTTTGGGCAGGTATGCACCAACATACTTATGATAATATTAAAAGACAATGGCTAGATGATATGAATTTAGATGTTGAGAAACATAGCATAGTGGAAAAAGAAACTGTTGGTGATGTTGTTTCATTTAAAATTTACGAGTCTGAAAGTGCAGATGAAAATTACTCCGTAACTTACAAAGAGTGGGAAGTAATTGATAGTGAATTAGACCCAGATGTTGGAGTTTATAAAATATGAAAAAATTAGAGCATCATTTATATAGTGATAATTGCGACCATCATGTTCACGATACAGTCTATGCAGGTAATTATGAGCCGATAAATTTAAGATATGATAGACACATACCTAGAATTTATTTTATACCTAAAGAGGCAGTTGAATTAATTAAAACTGAGGATTTATTGACAACAAATATAGATGACATGAAAGCATTAAGTCATCAAGATATTATGATTAATGGTGGTAGTTTTAATTTTCAAGGAACAGATGTAACTTTTCCATCTGGCTCTTATTTAACGTACAACGATAAATCAATGCACACAGTAAAATACAAAAACGAAGTTGTTAAAGTCAATGGTGTTGCACTTGATGATATATGGCATAAACATGGAATACTTCACGTAGGCAGTAATGGTATATTGTTTCAAAAAAATGGTTGGTGGAATACTGGTGCAGGACATTTTAATATTAGTAGCACCTTAATTAAGGAAACAAGAGATAAAGGGTATGTTACAAAAATAGAAAACTCAAGAATACAAGAACATATTACCGAGCCAAAAGTTATAACTAAAAAAGATGTTGATGGACAATTTCTATTTATTGCATCTGGTGATGTTAAAATTAAATACAAAACTGTTACAGATGGTGCAGAGGTTATTGATACAGAAACAACATTTAAACCAACAACTCTAATTGTTTTAAGTCAAGATGTTGAAATTATAGATAGTGAAAATTTTAATGTATATGAATTTTATGCTGAAAAAGACAGAACCAAATTATATGAAGATGCTTGGCTAGATGGCTAATGATAGTTATAGACGATTATTTAAAACCTAATTTTCAACTTGAACTTTGTAAAAGCTATTTAACTTTACCAACATATAATTTTTGGAGTGGTTGGTGGAATGAGCCACCAAGAAATGATGTTGAGTATGTATTAGAGTTACTTTGGAAACCTTATATAGACATTGATAAATATAAAGATGGTGGCTTAGAGTATTGGTCAAGACCCTTATATAATACAGTTAATGCACTTGAATGGCATCAAGACGATATATCAGACCATGAAAGAGAAAATAATTACGAGTTAGCTGATTTAAGTTTAATTTATTACCCAAAAGTTTCTCATGATTCTTTAGGCGGTTTTTTAGAAATCGCACCTTACAATGAAAGAGGTACTTATGAATCAAGTATTAGGGCAACTAAAAATATAGACCAAGTACAAGTTGAACGAATTAGACCTCTTACTGACAGATGTGTCATTTTTGACTCAGCACAATTACATAGAGTAAGCCCACAATATAGAGGAAAGAGATACAATTTAGCGTCAACTTTATGGAAAACTAAACATAAAAGATTTGATGTTTCAGAAAATTTAGTTTTTAGGCAAGTAGATGTAGTGCCAGTTGATTGGGAATATAAATATGAACGAAATATTAAAAAATAAATAATAAAATGGCAAAGACATACGAACATACACATGATGGTGAAATGGGAACGATTGTTAAAGCAGACGAACAATCTCAAACACTAATTGAACACAAATATCAAGATGTTGAAAACATCTTAAAACACAACAAGGCACAAAGAAACGAATTTGGCAGTGGGTACAATAGAGATAAGTCTATGAGAGCCATTGCAGAAATACCAACTATTATTGCATACCAGTGGTTGCAAGAAGATGGTTTTATGTTCACCAGTTTAGAGGGTGAAGAACAACACAAATACTTAAAACGTAAATTAAATAACCCCAAGTGGGCTTATTTAAGAACATCAGAGGGAACTTTTTAAATGGCACTAAATAATTTTGCAAACCTAAAATCCAGTATTGCTAACTGGTTAGGTCGTTCAGACTTAACAAATGAAATTACAGATTTTATTGCACTAGCTGAACAAGACTTTAACAGTAAACTAGCAAACACTGGTTACAACAAGATGATTAACCTTGCTACATTAAGTGTTAATGACGAAATAGAGGCATTGCCCAGTGGGTTTCTAGGGGTTGCATCTATTTATATTGATAGTAACAGAAAGAACGCATTGCAATATGTTTCACCAGAAACAGCATTTAGTATGTATGGTGGTTCATTGGTAGGACAACCAGAGGTTTATACAATCATTGGCGATAACATACATTTCTACCCCATGCCAGATAGCACCTACTCTGTTAAAATGTATTACTATAAGAAATTCGACACACTGGTTAATGATACTGATACTAATGACGTACTAACAAATCATTCAGATGTTTATTTGTATGGTGCATTATATTTTTCACATACGTTTATACGAGGTATTGACCCTACCATTATTCAAGAATGGTTGAGTTTTTATAACAATGGTGTTGAAAGAGTTGTGGCTTTAAATACAAAGAATAAATACAACCAAGATGCACCACTGATTATGCGGTCAACTGTAAACGAGGAATAGCAGTTTATGGCATATAAACAATTTTTAGATTGGACTCCAGACCACCCAGATTACAGAAACGAGGGTTTAGTCGAGGCGAAGAACGTAGTACCATCTTTTAAAAGCTACAAACCCACTAAAGGTCTTGCACCAGTAAGCACAAATGCTTTGAGCAATAGATGTCAAGGTTTTGCAAGTTTTAAATCATCAGCAGGAAACATAACATCATTTGCAGGTGATAGTACAAAACTATATCGTTATCTTGCCAACGCATTTACAGATGTCAGTGGTGGTACAACTTTTAGTACACCTGCTGACAATGACTGGCAGTTTACTCAATTTGGTAACTATATTATTGCAAGTAATGGTGCTAACACACCTCAAGTATGGCAGTTAGATTCAAGCACTGCATGGGCTAACTTAGGTGGTAGTCCACCAACGTATTGGCATACAGCAGTCGTTAGAAACTTTGTTGTAAGTGGGTGGCAACCTACAAACAGAAATAAATTACATTGGTCAGCTATTGGCAATCATGCAAGTTGGACAGTGGGTACTGACCAGTCAGATGAAGAAACACTATTTGATACATCAGAAATAACTGGCATAGTAGGTGGTGAGTTTGGCATAATACTTTGTGTAAATAAAATATTTCAACTTAACTTTGTTGGTGGTTCATCTATTTTTCAGATTAGAGCCATTGAGCAAGAACGAGGTGCAATAGCACATGGTAGTATTCAAACAGTAGGGTCTGAAACATTTTTCTTATCACAAGATGGCTTTTGCAAAACAAATGGCGAGAGTACAACTCTTATAGGTGAGAACAAAATTGATAAATGGTTTGATGATAGTTTAGACCAGTCAAATATTTTAAGAATTACATCTGGGCATGACCCATTAAATAAATTAATTTTCTGGTCATATCCAACAACAAACTCATCTGGTGGCAACCCAGACAGAATACTTTGTTATAATTATTCTGCTGATAGATGGTCTTATATAGACGTAGCAACACAAAACATATCTAGTGCATTTACTACTGGCACAACACTTGAGGCATTAGACAATATAAGCACTGACATTGAAACATTTACTGACTCCTTTGACAGTAGAATATGGCAAGGTGGAACATTGTTTTTCTCTGCATTTGATGGCAATAATAAATTTGGTACATTTAGTGGGTCTAATTTAGAGGCAACATTAAGCATAGGTGAACAAGAATATGCTGATGGCAAAAGAACTTTTATTACTAGCATAAACCCAGTTATAGATGTTCAACCCAAAGTTGCTAGTGGCACGATTTCAATTACTGGCACTACTGTTAATGGTACTGGCACTGCATTTACTACTCAACTTACTGTTGGTGATGTTATTAGGGTTAATGATGTTTCTAGTCAGTTTAATAATGCCAAATTTATAGTAGCAACGATAGTTAATGACACCTTACTTTCTATTGTAGTTGCACCAGACCAAAATATTTTAAATGTAACTTTCTTGGGGTACACACCAAGTCAAATAAATTTACAAAGCAGAGAACGTGCAGGGGGTACAGTTAAAGAAAGTGGTTTTACAACTTGCAATGATAATGGGGTGGCATCATTTAGACAAAGTGGAAAGTACCATAAGATAGAAGTAAAAATACCTGCTAATGCGACATGGGAAAATGGAATGGGAGTTGAAATATACGCATCACTAGATGGGGTGCAGTAATGCCAAGAAACATATCTTTGTCTGATGAAAGTAAAGTTAGTTTACCTGCAAAAAATTTAATATCTATTATTGGGGGATTGCTAATTGGTTCATGGTTTGCATTTGGTGTGATTGAAAGATTAAATATTATTGAAACTGAATTACAATTAATATCTAAAGATTTAGACAAAGCTAATGAATTTATAGACGGAGTGCCTAAAGGAAAAATGGTCAGTCCAGAAATAAACGAGTTGTATATGTTGGTAGAATTTTTATCAACCAATCAAGAAAAGTTAAAAGAAAATGTTGAGGCAGATATGCCACAAATACAAAAGGTAGATATGCAAGTTCAATTTTTAGAAGAACGCATAATAGATTTAGAAACTTTAGTTGATAAACTAAGAAACAATGGAACGCATCAATGATTGAAATGGTATTTGTATTATCAATGTTTATTATTGAGGGTGATGATAGACGTTTAGATGGTTGGTATCATCAACCTAGTTTATCAGTGTGTTTAGAGGGTAAAAGAGTAGCAGAACGCAACGCAGGTAATCAAGTTGCTTATACTTGTACCTTAGAAAAAGGTGAAATGGTTACTGATGAACATGGTGTCAAACACTTAAATAAGATTTTATAATGGCTATTGAATATATAAGACGTACACCAACGCAAAACCAAGAATATTTTAACCAACAATTAACTCAAGCAGTTAATACAATGGTTAATAGATTAAACATACCTTACGAGAAAGTTAGGTTGGCTAGTTACAGTGTTAAAGTAGATGATATGTTTCTTGATGTCAGTGTAAATCAAGCAACAACACTTACTTTGCCAAAATCACCACCGATAGGTACTAATTTAATTATTAAAGATAGCAGTGGTAGTGCAGGTACGCACAACATTACTATTACTGCAAACACTGGAAATACTATTGAGGGGTCAACAAATAAAGTAATAAACACAAACTATGGAGTGTTAAGCATTATTTATGATGGCACAAACAAGTGGCTCACTTTTTAAAGTAGTCAATATACCTAAAGCCAAAGTACCAGAAATATTTTGGATTATAAAAAAAGATTTAACTAACATCTTAGTCAAAGCTGAAAATGGATATGATGTTGATGATGTTTACAAAGAACTTATCAATAACAATATGCAACTATGGTTAGTTTATGACAGTGAAGAAAAAAAAGTAAAAGGTTTTATTATTAGTGAGATAATAGAAAGACCTCAATTTAAGATAGGGTCAGTTTTTATAATGACTGGCACTGAACGTAAAAAATGGCAATATGTTGCAATGCAAAATCTTATGGATTGGGCAAGACAAAATGGTTGCTATAAGGCAATTTGCTACTCAAGAAAAGGGTGGGCGAAAGTATTTAAAGCACATGGGTTTAAAGATACGCATTTGGCTTTAGAGATTAATTTAACAAATAAAGAGGATAAATAATATGAGTTTAGGTGGCAGTAAAAGTTCATCAAAAGAATCAAGCAGTGGCAAAAGTGAAGTGCAACCTTATGCACCTACTGAGCCTTACATAGCTGAGATACTTGCAGGTGCTAAAAGTGAATTTGATAAGGGAAATAAATCTTATCTAGGTGGTTACGATTACAATAACCTTTATACAGACCCTACAAAAAATATGCTTTCTATGGAAAATATGGGTGGTGATTTGTATAAAAACTACTCACCAGATGCAATGAAAGATTTAAGTAGTACCTACAATTCTTACTTAGCAGGTAATCCAACTGGTGCAGGTGGCAGTTACTTGACTAACTTTATGAATACTGGCAACACTGGTACTAGCCTAGATGATTTTAATGCAGGTAAAGGTGCAAATGCCTACACTATGATGACTGGTGATGGTGGTAAGTCTTATCTTGATGATTTCTTGTCTAGCACTACTGACCAAATAACTAATAGAATTGGCTCTGAGTTTACAGGTATGGGTAGATATGGTGGTAGCGGTTCTTATGCTAATGCAGTAGGTTCTGGTGTATCTGATGCAGTATTGCCATACATGGTTGAACTAGCTGAAAACGAAAGAGGCAGACAATTTCAAGGCAATCAAGATTATGTTCAAAATATGTATAATGCAGGTAGTGAACTTGCAGGTCTTGGTATTGATGCAGGTACAAATATGAACAATACAGAGGCTAATTTATTAATGAACTCTGGTGCATTTAATCGTGATTTGTATGACCTAGCCAGTGATTCATTAACTGACTCTTATGGTTATGCAGGTATGGACAATGCACGAAAAGACGCAATGAATGAAATGGATATGTCTAAAGCTATCTATGACCAAGACGCATACAATCAAAGACTTATGGATTTTGCAGATTTAATTGGTGATTACGCATTTGGTTTCCCAACTAAACTTACAAGTGGAACGTCTAAAGGCTCAAGTAAATCATTTGGATTTGGAATAGGATAAAATTATGGATTTTGTAACAATGATGGCAACGCACTTGTTTGGCAAAAAGGGAACTCAAATGAATCCTAATGGACAAACTACTGGTGCAACAAAAGGTATATTAAATGATGATGTTAAAGCAGGTAGGCAGTATGTAAATTCTGCACCTGCTATTCGTTTAAATAGTCAAATTGCTGAAATATCTGGTGTGCCTATGAACGCACCTAAATTTGGCGGTTTGAGAAATAGACTTGCAGACAATAGAGCAAGACAACTTGGCTTGTTACGAAATAAAAGATTGAAAGGATTATTAACATAATGGTTGAATATAGTTTTGGGGGTTTGTTAAATAAAAATATTTACGCAAACAACAAGAAAAAAAAAGAAGAGATTGATAAGGGATTGTTAGGTGAGGGCTACCAATACGATATTGATGGTAAAACTTATGGTTTTGATGAAAAAATGCCAAGAGGTTTTGCAACACAACAAAATTTTTTGAATGACCCTGCTTATCAAAATGCAGTAGCAAAAAACCAAAATGTGATGAACGCAATTAATAATCCAACACCTAATAATATTATGGCAAGGGCAAATGCACTAACACCTAAAATGGACATTGAATACCCTGCTGAAGTTATGGCAGAACCTAAAAAAAGAAATATGGTTGAGGAATATTTGTTTGGTTCACTTGGATTTCAACCATCTGTTGAACAAAAAAAGACTGTTTACAGAGCCACAAAAAATTTAACTGATATGGAAAGACTGTTTTTTGAAAACAACCCAGATAAGTTTTTTGAATACTTTAACAAGACTGGTAGTTTTGCACCTGCTAGTGCAAGTGCTACTGATAATAGAACTGCATTAGAAAAAGACATTATGTTTGCAGACAAACTGAGAAGAACAAGAGATAGTTTTGAAGTAGGTACACCAGAGCATGATAGATATAGCCAAATGATAAAAGATGTTGAGGCGAAAATGAACTCATACAAGTATGACCCTAGTATGAAAGCTGACCTATCTTATGCAGGTGAATATGGTAGACAAGGCAAACCAACATATAAGAATGTATTGTATGATGATGATATGAACATTATTGGTTATGGTGCAGAACAAGAGGCATTTTATACAACTGGCACTAAGGCGATAGATACAAACTTTTCTAATAAAATTTACACACCCTTTGTTTTAGAGGGCAAGGGATTTAATGATGCACAAAACATTTCTATGTTTAACGAGGTCATTGAAATATTAGATGACCCAGAACTTATAACATCTGGTGTTTATGCTGAACTAATGCCAGAGAAAATAACAAGAATACAAGAGGGTTTACAAGCTAGTGGGTATGAACCAGAGCTAGATGATAATGATAATAGATATGAAATTAATAATGCTCAAGATTTAATAAGGGCGGTTGTGTTTCAATCATTAAAGAAAACACTTGGCGGTCAGTTTACTGAACGAGAGGCAGAAAGATTAGTTGAGGCAACTTTTAATGCGTCATTACCACCAGAGGTAAACATGAGAAGATTGCTAAGAATGAAAGAAACAATGGTACAAAGATTTAGAGAAACCAAAAAAGCTATTGACCATTGGGAAACCAACAATGGTAGTTTATTTGGTTACGAAAGTATTATTGGTACTGTTGATTTAGCAAAAATAAATGACCAATCTCTTAGAACTTATAGAGATGAGGCAATAGAAGAAATGTTTGATGAAGAAGATTATTTTAATCTTAGTGAGACAGATATAAACACTGTTTATAAAAATGCAGGTGTACTAGAACGCAAATACATTGAACGTATGGGCGAGGGTGCAAACTGGAAAATTAAATAATAAAAAGGAAAACACATGGTAACATTTGTAAGCAAAGACCCCAATCAACAAAGTGAAGAACAAATACCAGTTATTGAAATATATAATGATACTACTAAAGGGTTACAAGCATTAGACACTAAAGAAGAAAAATTTGACCCAGATGCTTTTGATGGTGGCTTTCTTGATTATGTTGGAAAAACTGCAAGTAATGTAGTACCAAGTGCTTTAAACATGGCAGGTGGTATTTGGCAAATGGTTAGTCAACCAGTTACAACTGCAAAAAATATGTATGAATTAGGGTCAAGCATAGTTTCTTTAGTGCAAGATGGCGAACAAGGGAACGAACAACTAGCAAGAGATGTAGGTCAATTTTTTGCAGATAGATATGGTGGGTTTGAAAATGTTGCACAAACATTAAGAGATGACCCAGTTGGGTTTTTAGCAGACGCAAGTATTATCTTAACTGGTGGTGCAAGTTTAAGTGCAAGAATACCTACAACAATGGCTCAAGCAACCTCAAAATCAATCAGCAAAGTTGCAAAAGCAATAGACCCTATAACCCCAGTTGTTGCAGGTGCAGGTGCAACGATAAAAGCAGGTGGCAAAGTAGCAGGTGAAATTTTAGGTGCTACAACTGGTACTGGTTCTAAAGCATTTACTGTTGCATACCTTACTGGAAAATCTGGTAACGCAAAACAAGTGCAAGATTTTACTTCACACATGAGAACAAGTGGTGGCAAAGCCCAAGAAACATTTGATAAAGCGGTGAAACTTGCAGATGATATAGATAAAAATGCTAAAAATATTTATATAAAAGGTAAAGATGGTTTAAATTTAGCAACTAAGAAAATAGATTTTCAACAAATTACAGACATAATCACTAAATTTAAAAAAAGTAAAACAGTAGAGGGCATATTGGATATGTCAGATGATGCTATTGCCAAATTAAATAGAATTGAAAAAATAATAGAAGAATTTAAAAACACACCTGCACTGCATAACGCAAAAGGTTATGACATGATGAAAAGAAAAATTGATAAGTTTTATCCAAAAGATTTAAAAGTAGGTGATGATGCAATGGTTGTTGCTGACATACGCAAAAGTATAAATGACGTAATTGTTAAAAATGTACCAGAATACAAACAAGTTATGTCTGCTTATGAAGATGCAATGTCAGTAAAAACACAAATACAAGACAATTTGTCTTTAGGTAAGAAAAAAGTAAATGAGCAAACAGTTTTAAATAAACTTAATCAATCTATAAAAAACAACTCTGCATCACAATTTGGTAACAAAAATAAAATACTAAATACACTAGATACATCTGGTGATTTAGAAAGAATGATTAGTGGTGATGCTTTCAGCACATTAGCACCTAGAGGTTTGCAAAATACATTTGGAGTTGGTGCAGGTACAGGTTTAGGTCTTTTGTCTGGTATTGCATCTGGTAACCCAATGGTAGGTTTATTGGCAGGTGGTACATCTTTACTTTCACAATCACCTAGATTAATGGGCGAATTAGCCTATGGCACTGGTAAGGCTATGAAGTATGTACCAGACTTGCCTTATGGTGATATTGCAAAAGGCTTATACGCAACAAGTTTATTTAATGAGGCAACTAACAACAATACAAATAATGATTTGGGAGTTGAATTTGAAAGCAAAGGATTATTAAATAAATGAGCATAACCGCATGGAGTACAACCGCCAGTCAAAATGGTAACAGATTAGTTTCTGGTAATTTTTTAGAAAACCAAGCACCTAGTACAGTTAATGATGCAGGTCGTTCTGTTATGGCTCAAATAAGGTCATGGGCAAACAATATAGAATGGTTTGAATTTGGCACTGGGTCTAATACTGTTTCATATACAAGAGTATCAGCAACTTCTTTAAGTATGCCAATTAATGTAGTTGATGAGTTTCATGTAAACAGACGAGTTAAAATTATAGATGGTCAAGGTGCAACAATTTATGGCAGAGTTACAAGCAGTGCATTTAACAGTCCAAATACTGTATTATCTTTTGAGTTTGATAGTGGGTCATTAGGCTCTGGTAATCCAACGTCAGTTTCTTATGGCATTATATCAGCTACAAATACGTCTTTACCAAGTGTAGTACCAACTGGCACAATACTTATGACTGGCAGTGCATCTGCTGACTCTGGGTATTTTATTTGTGATGGTACTGCTTATTCAAGAACAACATACTCTGCTTTGTTTACAAAAATCGGAGTTGCGTTTGGAGTTGGTGATGGAAGTAGCACGTTCAATATCCCAAACTTACAAGCTAAATTTCCATTGGGTAAATCTGGTTCACATGGTTTAGGTTCAACTGGCGGTGCATTTGCCCAGACACCAAGCGGTTCTGTATCGCAACCAACTTTTAGTGGTAATGCTTTTACACCCTCTGGCTCTATATCTATTACTGGCTCAGTAGCAAACCATTCAATTACTCAAGCAGAATTACCTAATATAAATTTAAGCACTACTAAAATGTTTAAAACTGAACAAGGTATAGACAATAGGGGTTCATCATCTGGGTCAGGTGGGGCTTATGAAACAGCAATTATACCTCTTGGTGGGTCTGGTTCTGGCCATAGTCATGGTTGGTCTGGCTCTGGTTCTTTTTCTGGTGCATCTTCAACACCATCTGGCTCAATATCAACACCAAGTTTTAGTGGGTCATCTTTAAATACAACAAACCCTTATGTTGCTATTAACTATCAAATTAAATTTTAGGAATTAATTATGGGAATAGAAAAATTTAGAACAACCGCATCATTAAATGGGAATGTTCTTGACACTGGTAATTTTCAAGAGCAACAAAGTCCATCAACAATTAATGATGGTGCGAGAGAGTTAATTCGTAACATCAAACAATGGTATCTTGACGCAGAATGGATAGAGGTTGGTAATGGTGAAATTGCAACAACATACACTAGGGTCAATGGTACGCAAGTAACCATAGCCTCTAACGTAACATCTCAATATACAGTAGGTCGTAGAGTTAAATTAGCTGATGGCACTGGCACAACTTTATATGGTCAAATAACAACAGTTGCATTTAACAGTCCAAATACAACTATAACAATGTCATTTGATGGCGGTGGGTCTATTGGTTCTGGCACAATAACAAGTTTAAAGTTGGGCATTGTCAACCCTGCAAACACATCTATACCTGCAACCTCACCAACTGGCTCTATTGTTATGTGGTCTGGTGCATCTATTATTGATGGTTATTTATTTTGTGATGGTTCTTTAAAAAATAAAACTGATTACCCAGACTTATTTGCGATTTTAGGTAATACTTATGGCACACAAACTGCTAGTCAATTCTATCTACCTAACCTGCAAGATAAATTTGCAATCGGCAAAGGGTCAACATATTCTACTTTAGGCTCTACTGGTGGGTCTGCTACTGTAACACCAAGTGGTTCAAATTCAGCACCAAGTTTTTCTGGTTCATCAAGCAGTGTTTCTGGCTCAGTTTCTATATCTGGCACAACTGGTTCACACACACTAACACTAGCACAAATACCTAGCCACTCTCACTTTACATTAAATACTGGGAATGGCTTTCCTAATGAGGTGCAAAGTAATACTGCATTAACTAAAACTACAAGGTCAAATGGTGGTGCAGGTAATAATGACTATATATCTTATGGTGTATCTGCTCAAGGTAACGCATCACCATCTCAATCAGTTGGTGGTGGCGGTGGACACACGCATAGTTTTTCTACATCTGCATCTATAAGTGGCGGTACAACAACTGCATCTGGCTCTGTATCTGCACCAAACTTTACTGGCAATAGTGCCTCAATCATTAACCCATATATAGCCATGAACTATATTATAAAGACCTAACCATGAGTACAAAAAAAATACTAGATAACATAGAAAGAATACACACTGATATAAACGAATTAAAACTTGGACAAAAGTTAATTGAAAAAGATTTAAAGGTTATGAAAAATAACCATTGGTATCATACGGAAAAATCTCTGGCTACCTTATGGAAGTGGTCATTGTTTATTGGCACATTAATAATACTAATGTTTGTTGATGAGGCACAAACAATAATTTACGAATTTATATTGAAGTAAGATAAAAATTTATAATCACAACGTAGTAAATACCTATTACTGTTAATACTGAAAAGAATCGGTTTGAGTTCATGGTGTTTTTATACACCTAGTTTACTTTTTATTTTTAAATATTTAATGACATTTTGACAGAGACAATCGCACAAAAAGGATTGTGGGCAGAAAGTATTGCTAAAGCACATTTCTGTACGCAAAAAAATTGCATAGTATTTGAACCCATTGGTGGAGTTGGTTTATGTGATTTAATTGTTTTAAATACAAAGACTGGCAACATTGAAAAGTATGATGTGAAATATGGCGGTCAAAGATTTTTATACAACAGAGGTAATAAAAATGGGAATGGTGGATTACGTTTAATTCACAGAGTTCCCTCTGAAAAACAAAAAAAATTAAACATACAAATAATATACGTCATGGCAGATGGCTCAGTTAGAAAGCCAAAATCTGATAAATAGGGGGGGTATTGGGGGTAAGGACAACTTGGATTCATACCCATTTTGGCTCTCTCTGTAAGACTTTTTTTAACAACAACACATAAAATTATGCAAAACGAAGATTTAATACTTGAAGAAACACCACACGATTTCTTAGATTGGAACTATCCATATTTTACAATTAATGAAATGGTGTGTCAGCACACTGGCTATCTAGGTTATGACGCAAGATTTATGGATAGTCTGGTAACTCTAAGAGAAAAATGTGGCTTTGCATTTCCAGTAACCAGTTACTTTAGACACCCAACTCACCCAATAGAA